TTAGATCCAATCCGAAGCGAAATCCATCTCCTGAAGTTCTTCAATCGATCCTATTTCCGCGATCTTCGCTTTCCATTGATTCGCTCTTTCGAGCATTCTTGCTTTATGGAGGCAACCATCCTTCAAAACCTTTCGAACTTGATCTGGAGTATGAATTTGAAACGATTCTTGATTTGCGCCATCCTTACATTGAATCGGAAGGCTTTCTTCCGTTAAAACCGAACTATTGAGATTCAATTGATCGTCTCGATCAAACGCATAATGATGCACTGACCCGAGCGCCGAAGAAGAAAAGCCTCCCGAAATTTTTTCCGAACAGATCTGATTGATTCGCTGGATACAATCCTTTTTCTTTTGATCCAGATTCAATCTCCAACCGGCATTCGTATGAAACTGATGAGGAAGGACATTCCCCTCTTCGTCCAAAATCGGTTTCTCTTCCGTTTCCAATACAGAATCCATCTTGTCATTCCAGTCTTGGAGAATCCTTTCCCGAGCCGTCTTTTTATCATAGACCGACTTCGGCTGAAAATCTACAGCCATACCGTCGACGACCGGCGCAAGAAAGGTCTCTTGGACTTGAGGATTATAATGGAGCACATAGACTACTTCATGAAGAGTCTCATCAAATTCTTGCCAAACGGTTTTTCCTTTTAATTGTTGAGGATCCGAGTTGATCCATAGAACTTTGTTACTTTCTTTTTCTATAATATAGTTCATGCTACCCTCACTTTGTATTTGACTGCGACATAGGCTGGTGTTGTTTCGTTTCCGGTGCGCGGACTACCGTTGGTTCCGTCAGCCGTCGGAGTACCAACTGTGACGCTAATCCCGACCTGCCCGAGGCTTCCGCCAGCATAGCCACTTGCGCCGCCATTCCCAAAACCGGCGGCACCATTTGGAATCACAGACGCAGAGTGAATGTGCCCTTGACCTTGATCTTGTCCTTCAAAACCAACCGCGCCCCCGTCATAGTTTCCGCCAATGGCCTTTGCCCGCGTTCCGTGAACTCCCGCGCCCCTCGCAAAAATTCCTCTTCGATCCGGAACGTTGTATGTCGTCGCACCGTCTCCAAAACCATATTCAACGTTAACAATCATCTCTCCCGTCTGGGAAGAAGTGAGATCGAGGATACTCCCCGTCGGAGTCGTTGAAACTTGAAAATCGTTTGTGGTCGGGTTTCTTACATAGTATTTGGTTAGTGCGGTAATTCCCCCGCCCGTGAAAGCGAATTTGACGAGTTGTCCCTCGATCAAACCATGGGATGTCACACTGATCCGATCGCTGGCAGGAACGATTCCGCTCACGTTTCTTCGGACTAAATTCCAGAGCGCCGAATAGGTCGTTCTGGAAATCGCCTGAGCATTCGTTTCCTTGAATAGACTCGATGAAGCCTGATCCAAATTGTCCTCTATGATTCCGCCCAATGGAATCTGCGCCCCGAAAAGATTCAAATCGGTCTGATCGATCCGATCTTTTAGATACTGATCGTTCGAGTATTGGCGATCGAATTCGTCGTCGAATAAGTCACCATCCGCAGGCGTGCTCTTGGACCATGTCCTCGTTTTTGTTGCATTAAATACTGCCATCTTTACTCCTTTACATCTTGCTCAAATAGAATATATTTTTCATGTAGCCTTAAAGGTTGTTCGATTCCTAAAAACCGTTTCATCCGATCTTTCTGCGGTGTTAAATCGCTAGCTCGAGTAGATTCCGCAATCAGTCCCGATCCTCTCTGCACGAACTTTTTCTTTTCACAGAAAGAAAAGGGCCTCTCCCAAAATTTAAAGGAAGCGGTCTGCATCATTTCGATCCGTGTCTTTCCCCGATCCGCGATTTCCAGTCCCGTTTCTCGAACCAAATTATAGATCATAGGAATTCCTCTTTGATCACAAAGTCATACACGATCAAGTTATCCTTCGGTTTGGAAGGAAAGGTCTTTAGGAAAAGCAAATCCCCGTTTTCATCAAAGAGAGCCAACTCATTGATGGATGCTCCAATGGCTTCCACTTGTTTGATGGTTACTTGAAAATTTCTGGTTCCATCCGGATTCGTCCGTATTTCCACGAGCTTTCTTAAAACCTCGTTCTGCAATCCAGTATCGCTCGGCTGTGGAACTCTCGGAATACCGGCGTTCAAACCGCCGATCCCAAACGCTATTTCATACGGAAATATTCGTACATTAGAATCCGATAATAAAGTAGAATTGGATAAAGTCCAACTCCCATCCAGTACGTTACTTCGAAGAGAAGCACCGTAAAGAAGACCGGAGAGCGTAGAAGTTTCAAAACGATAACTGATGATCGCATTGACTCCTCCGGCCCGAATTTGCGAAATCGCTTGATTAAACTCCGGAGCCACCACAACCGAATCAACGGACCCGGAAAAGACCACTCGGATCGTTGCCGGTCTTTTCGTGTTGCCGGAGAGTGGGAATTCCCCATTTAAAGTCAAAGCACCGTCGAGAAATTCGGGAACACCTCCGTAACAGAGTTCTTGAATTTCATATAAGGTTCCGGTTCCAGATAAAATCTGGGACCCGATTTCATTCATGGAGTGAATATCGCCTTTCGATTTTCTTTTTTGTCTTGCGATCGAAAGAAAAACTCGATATCTGAAATCATCCATCCCGTCTCGGGGTTGTTTTAAATTTTTTCCGATGAGATCAAGAACGGCTCCTTGTTGAACTCGAAAGTCGGTAAGACCGCGTAACGATTCCAAAACAACGCGAGCTTCGTTTAACAATTCCAGATCCGCTGTCCATCGTTTGCCGATCTGAGATTCCGGATCCCGAGTAAACAGGGAAGACGGATATCGTTGCAGAACGTCATCAAGGGTTGTCATATAAAATTCACCTGGATATTAGAGGTTACTAATTTTGCTCTCTGACGGCTATTCAATGAAAGTTCATCTAACGTTCCAGGGGTGGAGAAACCGACTTTCGCGGACATCGACTTGATCCCAAGAACCTTCGTGGAGGCATATTCGCTCAGTCCGCTTTGCGCCGCGATCAGCTTCCATGCAAATACGTCCGCGCCGGTTCCGTCCCCTTTGTAAGTGGTCGAAACCGTGTTTATCGTATCCACACCGCCGATCACCTTGATACAATTCGTCTTCACGATGGATTCGCTTCCGGAAACCCAAAGGCTTAGATCGCGAACAACATCAATCTTGACGAAAATATCTACTTCGGTCGGGCGATTGAAGAAGTAGGTTCTCGCGACACCTTTACTATCGATCACGGAAGTACTCGTAGAACCGAATGACTCGATACCGCCGGGCCAGTTTCGTAAAAACACCTCGCCAATCTCTTCGGAACTACCACCTTCGATTACTGCTTCCATTGAATGAGGGGGCCTTCCGTCGAGATCCGTAAAATCCGTACGATTCTCATAAACGACCGCGCTTAATACCGCCTCGATCTGATTCAGAACTCCCTGAACGTTCGTAGCGGATGATCCTCCGTTGACCCCTTCCTCCATAAAACGATTCAAATATTCAACATCCGTCTCGATGGATCGACCACCTCTTGCAGGTTCAAGATTTGTAACCGAATCGACTCCTGCGATCCCGGTATTAATCGTAGTAATCGTGTTAGCCGGAACATTTCCGTTCAGACCGTATTCCAATCTAAGAGCTTGCGCATTTAAAACTACGAAACCACCGCTGATCGTTCCGGATTCTATGGTAATAAACTGATATCCGCTTCCGGTTTGACAAATCGTTCCGACTTCGACGACGGATCCATTTACGCCTGAAAATTTTAAAGCGACAATCGATCTTTTTGCCGGCTGGCGTTCCGCGCCCAATGGGTTTAACACTCGATCCAAGGAAACTCCCCTTGCCGTATGTGCGAAGTTGGAATAGAAAACGGACTCGGCCAATTGATGAATCAGATCGAGTTCGTCCGCGAGAATTCTCATCCGAATCCCGTCCTCGCTTAAAATCGATAAGTCTATTTCCTGACCGAGATTCGTTTTATATTTTTCTTCCAGTTCTGAGAGAATCTGGTCTCTTGTTTTTCGAATAAAACCTTGCTCCGTAACGCCTAACATTATATTTCCCCCAAAACAATACCAAACTTTGTATTTGCAGAATATTGAATATAGATCCTCCGATTCAAATCGTCGGCTTTCACCTCTATTCGGTCGAGCGAGATCGTCTCTGGATCCTTTAAAATTACTTTTTTGATTTCGAAGGTAACCCTTTCTCTAGATATCTTTGTGGAAAAGATCGTAAACCAATCCATTCCAGTAAGCGGTTCATAAACGCACTCTCCGAGCGATAATCGAATCGCGTGTTTGATTCTTTGAGCATAGTATTCCAGATCTTCCAATACGACCGTGCGTCCGTCCTTTCTTGCAATATCTCCGTTTTCGATTTTAAAACCTTTCATCCTATTTTTACCTTATTTGAAAGAATTTGATCCACTTCAGCTTTTCTTAAATTCAACTGAGCCAACACCGTGGGCGCCAATCCGGAAGGAGAACTCGGAACGGAATTGGTAGTAAAGGAAGCGGCATTGTTTATAAAAACATCCAGGATCATTTTTATCAACTGCGCAAGTGTGTCCCCCAAAACGGCCGCTTCCGAAAGATCGATCAAACCTCCTTGAATCTTAATCGTATCATCATCGAATTGAATGAAAGACTTCCCTTCCTTGTTCCCTATCACGAGGCCAGGTAGATTGGCCGTAACAGCGGGCAAATCCGAATCGCTTTTATAACCGCATACTACACAAGCACTTTGAAGATCGAATAAGGAATCCGAGACCAAGGAGCTGACTCCCCTCACCGCATCGGATATATCGTGCGTGGAGAATGAGATCCAAACGGTGTCTCCTCGTTTATAATCCGGTTTCATGTAAAAATCGCCCGACCAAAGAGCACCGACTCGAATATTCGATAACATCGGGAAATTTTTTTCCTCACCCGAGCCGTCTTTTTGTTTGAACGGAATCTTAACGTTAGCCGTCATTTCATTTGAATTGAAAGAATCTACAATCCCTGGCAAACCCACTTGTATTTTGGATAGCGACTTTTTCATCGACGCAAGAATCACTTCGTCCAAATTCATAAAGGTGTTACCTCCAACTCAGAATAGTTTTCGGATTGGAAGGTGGAGAATTTGTGCTTTCCGCCGATAATTCTGCATTCTCCCTTTAACTTTCCTCCGTGAATCGAGATTATCATGTTCTTTTTGAATTTATGTCGAAATAAACTCGTTACCTTCCATTTCCTTTCCTCTTGCTCGGGGATTCCGATAAGTCCGGAAGTGCTGTCCAAAAAAATTAAACTTTGTTTTTGTTTCGGTTGCTTGGAATCTATATGCAACAAACCGTCTTGAATCCAATATTGTGATTTCGTTAAAGAACAGAACTGATTGATACATTCACCTAACGAATCATTTGCGCTAAAGTTGATAACCCTATCTTCCCCGAGGGCGATCTTTCCTGGTTTCATATTTCCTCTCTCCAAAATATCAAGAATTACGCTCGTTGCAGGAAGTTTACTATACGTTTTCATTATATATGTGCGGGACCATGTTCCTGCGTTCGCATTGATCTGAAATTCCAAGATTTTGTTTGTGCCATCTTGCTTAAACTTAGGAAGAATGACGTTTCCAGACGCGACCAAGCCGTTCTCATCTTTATAGCCTGCATTTAAAAAAACACTCGGATATTGAAAGCTTGAACCTTGCGTCTTTGCACCGATCAAAGCCATCGTTTCTTCGTTTACGTTATAGATCGTTACCGTCGTTGAATTTAACGAATTCAACTCGGATTCAAATTCCATATCAAAAGGAGGATATGTGAATTTCTTGGCGTTTCCACTTTTTGGTAGAATTTCCAGAGATACAACTCTGCCGAAAAGTTTTGGATTCGGAGTCATTCTTCACCTTCTAAATAAATCTGAACCGTCGATCCGAAAGTCTGGCGATTGACCGGAATCTGAATGAATTCTTCGCGGTATAGATCATCAATGTCAAAGGGTTTGAGTGAAATCGAAACCGGGAAATCATCGACTACGACATGATTCAGAGGAATTCCATAGATCAAACAGGAAGAAAACAGAACGAGGTCGTCTTGATTTCTGATTATAACCGTGATTAAATCTCCGATCTGATTGTATGCAAATTCGAATTCATAATCCTTCGAACCGATTTGATATGTATTTCGAATCGGAATCGATTCCGGATCCACGGGAATATATTTAAATATTGGCATATTCTAATGTCCTTAGCTCTTTAGTTTCGCAGGATTCGGACTACCCGATCTGTTTACTTCCTGATTGGATTTTTTTCCACCCGACCGAACTGCCTTTACTTCTCTCGTTTTCGCCTCCGCAACAAAAATAGGAACGATTGAAAGACTCACCGGGACATCGTCTCCATTCTCTTTCGATTCCGAAAAAGTAACGTCACCGAGCAGTAGGTTCGGAATCTCATCCGTGGATCTTCCTAGATATCTTTGATCCGGATCGTCCGGTTCCACAAAACGAAAGAAGGAAGGAAGCAAGGATAGAATCCGATTGATAATTCCACCGGTTCTATAACCCAACAGAGTCAAAAAGGTTCCGCTGGTCTGCCAACGAATCAAAGTTTCCAACTTTTCATCGACAGACATTTTTGAAAGAGTTAGGGCGGATGTAGAAGAGGATAAAAGAGCGCTTAACGTAACGGCTCTTTGTCCGGGAATGACGAAATCCGTAATCGATGTTTTCCCTTTTTCCCTCTCGATCGGATGCCCGGTGACTTCGGCTGGATAAGAATATTGAATGTCAAAGGAAACGTTCATCTCGACTTCGGTTTCTCCATCTGTGAGAGCGATTGTATCTCTTCTTGTTATCGTTCCCATTACGCAACTCCTTCCGGTGAAAGTCCGGATTGAAGACCGATCTTCAATGCGATCTTTTCGAGTTCTTTTTCCAAATACGCGCCGAACATCTGAGCGTCTTTTTGAGTAGATCCGGAGCCTAACGTTACGTTAGCGATATTGACGGAGATTCCCTTCCCGTTACCTGCCTTAGATCCGCCCAAGATACCGAGATCTTTCACTGCGACCAAATTATCATCAGGGTGAAAATGAATCACCTTTCCATGTTTGGTGATAATCGCGTCTTGAACTTCTGTCGGCGGTTCCTTAACGTCCGGTGCGATTCCTAAAAATTTGAGAACACCGGCCGGGACCAGATCGGAAATGATTTTTCGAATCTTTGGTCCGAGATCAGTAAAGAATTGGATAATTCTATCTTTAAAGGATATCACCGTTTCAATTAACGAATCAAACTTGCTCTTAACAAGATCGAAAGGTCCTAGAAAATCTCCAATAACGGATTTACCACCTTTCATCCATTTGAAGAGATCTCTAATAATCAAGGCGAGGCCGGCCACAACGATAGCGACGGCGAGACCGATCGCAATAAACGGAAGGAATGGAGCAATCGCGGCCCAACCTGCCACGGCCATTCCGCCCAAAGCAGGAATTAAGGAAGAGAAAGTGATTCCGGAAGTGATCAGAGATTGCACTCCTACTGCTATCAAACCTGCGACGATTCCTGTGAGAATACTTCCTAAAATGATCCCTGCGACTTCCAGTCTTTCCGCCGCCTCTTCCCCTTCCGTAAAGTATTCGAACAAATCTATGAACAACGTCAGGACAGGTTTCAATGCCTCCAAGATCAGAGAACCGATCTTTTCCTTCAGACCTTCTATGATTCCGCTAAATCTTTCTAAGATCGCGGAAGAGGTTCGTGCGTGCTCTCCATAAGAATTTTGTAATTTACTGTTGTCGCTCAATGCGGAAGAAAGAAGTCTTTCTCTCGCGATCCGTTTCTCTGCGTCGGAAATACCCGATTGATTGATCCGATTGAATTCCTTAGAATAATCAGAAAATAAGGCGCCATTCTTTTGTAAAAAGTCTCCATTGCCGTCGTTGATCGCATTGTAAGCGTCCTGCATGGAGGAAGAGAGATCGTTCCCTGCGATTCGGGAAGATTTTTGCAATCCGGAAAGATTCTTGGAGATAAAATCGACCGAAAGACCGGCTTTGACCGCTTGATTTGCGGCTTCCGTAAGTTCCCTTTGAGTGGTCAATCCTTTGGAACTTCGGACCGTATTTTCGATCGAGGATTGAAGTTTGGGATATTCGCTTCCCGAAAGCGTTTTTAAAATTGCATTCTGCTTTTCTAATGCGATTCCGACTTCGAAAGAAGGCCCGATCACAGTCTTAAAGGCGAAAGACGCGATCGAAGAAAGCGCTTTTAGGGAAGCAGAAGCGATGGTTGCGACTTTGGAAGTCGCGTTCAATTGAAAATTTAACTTTGCGACGTCTCTTTCCGTAAAGCCGGCCGCTTTTGCGACGTTGAAAAACTCTTTTTCAAGTTGGGGATTTCCTTTCGTGCTCGCATACAACTTCCGAAGGGAATCTTCCGTCTTTCCAAGTTTTTCGGAAAGAAGCGCAAGACCGGAAACTCCTCGGATCGAATCCGCCATGGAATTTCCTAAAGATTCCCAGGCTTGAATTCCAGATTTCGAAATAAGATTGGTTGAATCGGAAAATTCTTTCAGTTTAGAACGTAAATCTTCCAATTCTTTTCGGATGCCAGAAAATGGATCGTCCGGATCTACGCCGATCTTGATCGTGATATTCAGTTCTCTTGTAGCCATGCGCTTAATCTTTTCCTCAACCTTCTCTATTCTTTCTAACTCTCAAAAACTCGAACCTTGAATCAGCCTTGCTAAGAATTTTAACTCTTCCGCTTTTTCTTCGGCTTCTCTTTTCTTCCTTCGATCTACGACTTCCATCATCTTCATGTAGAGTACGGTGGACGCACTTTCGAGTTCTATACTCGTGAAGTGCGCCGCACCGAGGATGAAGGGTTTCCAGAAGAAGAGCTCACGGTCCACTTCTTCGTCGATCCACTTCATCCATTCTTCCGCAACCGGCGCCTCGCCGAACTCGGGGAATCTTTTATTCCAGCTCCCACTTAAGAAATCGATTCGCTAAATGCAGCCACACCTCCACGTGGTTTGGCTCAATAGCGTCTAACGTAGGCTCGAAGCTATGACCAACTCCTTTCACGCAAAACTTAAAGAATTTATCCAGAAGTTTGTCCTGATTGAGTCCTTCGGTTAATGAGATCGACTCCTGTCTCCATCGAAGAGCCTTTCTATTTCCCGGATGTTGAAGTTTATATCTTCTTCCGTCGATGAAATGAATCTGTGCCACCTTTGCGTCGTCATCGACGCTCTCCAAAATCGGTTCACTCGGATTCAAGGAAGAATCGGATTCGACAACGAGGACCTTGCCGTGTAAGGCTTCCTGTTTGTTCGGATCGGCCTGATTACTTTCGCTAATCATGCAGTTAACACTCCTTTGTAATCGGGAAGAAGAAAGACCCAAGCACGATCCTTATATTCTTTACCTCTTTCAATATTCGGCCTTTCCCAAACTCTCCCTTGTGCGGAGAATCCCAGCATCCCTCCGTCGCTCTTATCTTTTACTGTGAACACACAAGGAAGTCTTCCTTCACCTAACGCGTAGAAGAATTCGTTCTCCGGAGAATCTCCTAAGAGGGTAATCGTAAGTTTTACTCTTCCGTCATACACCTCGGAGATATTCCAATCTCCTTTGATACCCACTTGAGAAAGGATGTATTCTTTCGTAACGGGTTCGATTTTGAAAAATCCGTCCGCTTGACTCATACCGGAGACGTCGCGTCCGTTGCAGTTCACGTTTAATTTCTTTGGATCCCAAATGCCATTCATTCCATTTCTCCTTAGGTTAATTCGCCGTCGATATCCACTTCGTTGATCGCTCCTCTCAAACGGCATGAGAAGGTGATGTTCGGTAGGATCCGATTGTTTCGATCGTTCGTCGGAATTTCATCGATCGTTTCTGGTAAATGGATTTTATACTGATAATCTCCGAGATCGGATCTTAACTTATCCGCATCCGTTTCGACAGGCGCGATGATCCCTTGAACTCCCGCTTGAACGAAGACTTCGCGCATTCTGGATTCGATCATCTGAATTCCTTGGATCGTATAAGGAACGACGTCCGAATTGAGAAAAAGACTCGCGATGTTCTCTTTCAAACGAGCCTTCAACCAGGCGCGGTTCTCTACTACGTCCGCGTAAACTTGAGCGGTCGAAATTCCCGGATAAGGAACTTGTCTTCCGCCGAAATCTACGATCAGGTTACCGTTGTCCGCAAAGACGGTGCTTACTTGAGAATTCGTATAACCGGAATTTTCAACTCCGTCTAACGGAAGATAGGCGTAGTTATAGGAACCGACTCTTCGAGGTGCTGAATTTCCAACCCAAGCCGCTTCAGGAAAAGAATTCGGATTCTTATGAAGCATATAGAATTCCCAGATGGAATTTCTTCCTGTCATCGCGGTAATATCGTCCGTGCATGCAAAAAACATCTTCTCGATCGATGCGAGATAGTCGCCTAATGCGTGTATTTCGGACTTATCATGAGTCGTGGCGATCGTCTTAAACCACGCATCCTTTCCGGATCCTCGTAGATTTGAGATTTCGGTAGCCGCATTCGACCAAGAAGTCAAAAGAAAAACTGCAATCGTTTTCGGTCTTGGGGTTTGTCTAAAAGCGTTCCCTGCTTGAAGATATTCCTTATCGACGGAAGTAAAACCCAAGTCCAAAAGATCATCGGCTGAAGTGATCTCCATATAACGTTCATAGGCTAACGGCGTTTGAACGAAGGAAGAAACGATCCCCGAACCGGAGTCTGAAACTTCCGAAATTTCCACGATTTTACTCGCGCCGCCGATATTTGCGACTGCCTCGGCCGCAAGTTTAATCTGATGTGCGGTGGAAGTCGCATTGCCGGAAGCATCCGTAGCAACGTTAACCGCAATCACATAAGGATCGTTCGATGTTCCGGTGCCGCCTCGAACTACGCTGAGCGCGGTATTGTTACCGGAAACGACGTATTTCACTTGAATAAACACGACTCCCGGAGTTGTCGATTTCCAAATCAGCCCGGACGAATTGTTCGAGATCTGAAGAGAATAGGTAGGAGCCTTGATTCCTAGAATCAAAGGTAATCCAAACCCCATTTGAGAAACCGGTGTATTCCTAAGAAATAGATTGATACTGATCGGTTCTATTTTAGAGATTGTTTGTGCGCTCATGCTTCCTCCTGAAATTCAACCGTTGGTGCGCTCGCAGTTGATTCGCCTTGTTTTTCACTGTATTTCCTCGATTTGAATAAGAGATCAAATCCGGCTTTGTAATCGTAAACGCCAGCATCCGTCAAAACGGTTTTGTCTTGAACGCTTACGGAGACCACATCCGGAGTGACTCCGAACTTTTCGCATTCGATCAATCCTTCCAAAGAATCGAACCAATCCATCGCCCTCTCACAGAAGTCCCAGCAGGTAGCGATGGAACTATCATGTAAAAAAGAAATGCTGATAATCGTTTTTTGATTGCGACGACTGATCTCTTTAAAACTTTCCGAATCGATTCTTTGAATCCATTTGGAAGCGTTTTTGGAAGAATCCTGAGTCAACTCTAGAACCTTGTAGGTACCGTACGGATACACGGGAGAAGAAACGATCTGATCGGCTAGAATCATTGGAATCGGAGGCTCCGGTTTCAAAACCTCCAAGATCATCTTGTTGATTACAGATTCTATATCTTCAAACTTCATAATATACGAATATTTCCTTGAAAACAAAGCCCTTTCGAAAGAAAAGAACTTCGATCACAGCGATGAGTCTACAACGAATGGATCCGAATATCTACGTCTGAAAGGAATACAAAACGACCGAATTTCCTATCGGTCCCAGATACGGCATGCGAAATAGCGGTCGAATTCGGATAAGAAGAATGGAGATGATAGAAAGGAGTCCAAAACAAAAAAAGGAACTGGAGGTGGAAGAGAAGAATCAAAGGCCGGAAAGTTTCAATCGGATCAGATCCTTTGTAAAAGATGGTGCCCAATCCTTGAAATAAAGAAACTTCCGTCATGGGAAACGAGGTAGTATCTATTAAAAAAACGGAAAGAGGGAAACGAAGGAGATTTTTATTTTATAACCTCGGGAACGTTTCTAAAAAAACTTTTCATTCAAAGAACTTCGTCGCATTTGCAAAATTCGGATCGAAAGGAAGACTCAAAGCTCCTCTTCGGATTCCACGAAATGATTCCGAAAAAATTCTTCTACGCCGATTCGGGAATACAAAACCCTCCCGTCTCGTAGTCTCCAAAACTTACCGAGTAAACCTTCCCTTCTATAATCTCCAACTCTTCGGATGGTCCTTTTTAAAAGAGCGGCAACTTCTTTCGGAGTCATCGTGTCGTTTGGATCCTTAGGTATCGCCGGATCGGAAGGAAGTCCTTTATAAATTCTTTCCGATTTTCTATTTTGATTCAGCGAAGTTTTATAAAGGGACCCATCCTGAGCGTATCCACTCACAATCCGAGTTCCGCTTTCCGGAACGAAATTTCGATCTTGATCGTTTCTTTTCTGAGGCAT